GTCAGATGCAACTGGGCCCGAGAACGTAGTTCTTGCCATTTTGATATCCTCACATGCGAGATTTGTGGCATATCTGTCTGCATGTCGTCAGCCGGGACTGTCAGATATGCCGGATAACCCCGGAATAATGCCAATATACACGACTGGCTGTAAAAGAAAAGGGGAGCCGAAGCTCCCCTTTTTCTCTTAGGCCGCGCCGGGGCAGCCGAAGATACCGCGCCAATCAGAGAAGCCGAAGCTGTAACGCTCACGCGCCTTGTAGCGCATGTTGCCAGTCTCGAAATCACCTTCAAAGGCGGTCTTCATGCTTACACGCTCAAACATCTTCATGCCGTTCGGAGCGTCGGTTTTGATAAACCATGCATCCGGATCGGTCAGGTAGTGGTTGACAGTGTAGCCCTGCGGAATCATGCCCATGTTCTTCAGGGCGTTGATGTCGTTGTCAGCAGTGCCAACACGCAGGGTGGACTTCATGATGCGATCCGCAGTGAACTGAAGCTCTTTCGGGATGATCAGCTTCAGGCCTTGGATTGCGATCTTCAGGTTACGCTCGTCAACCAACGACTGGATGTCGATGATGGCCTGTTCCAGAGAGGTCTCGGAAAGGTCAGCAGCAGTTGCCAGTTCGTTTTTCTGGTTAGGGCCACCAATGATCGGGTGGTCAGTCGAGCACAGAGCAACACCGTCACCACCGATCGAGGTAGTGAAAGCGCCGTTCAGCACCGAAGCTGCCTTGATCTGCTTAGTGGTTGCCATCGAGCGGGCCAGAGCGAGGGTATAACGACGAGCCAAACGGTCGTACAGGTTATCTTCCACCGCTTCTTCCGTCAGAGAGAATGCCAGAGCAATCGTCTCGTGGGTGTAGCGAGCGGTAAAGACTTCCTGAGCGGTGTCGTAAGCCAAGCCAGCACCTTCGGTTTTGACCGGAGCCTCACCGAAGCCTGACAGCATGACTTCCTCTTCAAACGCACGATCTGACGACTCGATGTCGTAGATTTGCGTGTGCTCTTGCTCATAGTTTTTGTATTCCAGACCGAACAGGGCGTTCAGGCCGGGCTCCAACTCTTTAACTAGTTGTGCGCGTGAAATAGCCATGATTTAGCTCCTATTAGGTCAGGCCAGCAACACCAATGCTGCCGTACTGATGCGCATTGATCTTTACGACGACTTGGGCAAAGTTTTCACCTAATTCATTGCTGGGTGCGTTATACAGACCAACAATCTTTAGGACCAGTGTGTTAGTAGTCAGGATGCTGGACGAGTCCAACTCCATCGCAGAGATACCAGTGATGTTGCTACCTGCAGTGTAGGCAACAGCAGCGTTTTGACCGATATCCGCTTGGACGATGTCTTCATCAGCCTGAATCAGGAAGAGCTGATTAGGATCATCGATCACTTCAGCCAGAATCTGACCGGAAGTGATGTCCACCGAACCCGGATAGTAGTTCTTCCAAGTTGGCTTACCAGTGGTTGGGTCGATGTAGTTGCAACCGTTAAATACGCCAACAGCGGTGGCGTGAGTGCCACTGACGTATCGAACGAGGAAGCCTGCGACGAGAGTGACTAGGTCACCCTGATAAATAGCGCCTGATTGGTTGTCCGCGATGACGTAACCGTACTGCTTCTGTGCACCAGTAGCAGATAGGTTGCCAAGCGGACGCAGACCAAAGGCTTTATCTACGTTTGCCATTTGTCTATTCCTTAAAAAAGTTTACTCATCAGCCTTCGGACTTCCGAAGACTGTTCGTGACTGACGGGACGGCTTGGTGATGCGCATACTGTCATGCGCGTTTGATTTCATCAAGTCGTTGTCTACAGCTTGCATCTGGTCTCGGGACCGGGAACTGTAATACGCATTGCGCTCTGCTACTGTCTCCTCAGGAATTCGTGCTAAGAGCAAACTTCCCACACCGAGAACCCCAGCGTGTCGGTTGCTATCCATCGGAGTGCCAAGAAAATCAGGGTATTCGTCGGCGCGTACCAACTCATATCCCTCACGCAGGCGTGAAGCTACATTGATACGGTCATCGTATCCATTCGCTTCCGCTCTGATCCAACGATGCTTATAGCCCGGAGGAGCAGGAGGCGCATCCAGTTTCGAAGGAGGAGCCCAAGGCTTACGGCGCGCAGTTGCGGTACGGCTTTCGGCTTCCCGCGACTTGCGATTTAAAGAAGGCACGTCAATCTTGTCCATGGTCTTACTCCTTAACGTATTTAGCGTATTCCTCTAACGGAACGCCGAGTTTTTTGGCAATCGCTACCTGACTTGGGGTCAGTTTCACGCTGCGGCGCGCACTATTAACTCCCGACGAACGGGTTGCAGGAGCGACGGAATGCGCGGATCGTGCTCGCTGTTGTTTCTGGGGCGCTTGACCAGCGTTTCCACTTTGGAACTTGTGAGGAAACGCTTCGCGGATACGCCTGTCCAACTCATCATAATACTCCTCGCTTTGAGGGTCAAATCTTTCCTGATTAATGAGTTGGGCATGAATGCCAAACACAGCATGCGTCATCGCCGTGTCCTTTCCAAACCAAGCATTCTGTTCAGCCCAGTCCTCCGCCCGAGGATCAGGCTCTGACGGCTGAGGCTGCTGCACCTGCTGCTGCTGTTGCAAAGCTTGGCGCTGCTGAGCTTGATACGCCGCCATCTGATCCTGCTGTTGGCGCTGCGCTGCGGCCTGTTGCACCTGACGCTGGTCCATCAAAATGGCCGTCAAACGCTCTTGTGCCTCGGTCTCCGTGTCCAGATCGCCCTCTTCGCGCGCCTGCCGGACCACCTGTTTTAAGGCCGCAATTTGAGTATCTATGCGGGTTTTAGCCTCGTACAACCGCTCCGTATCGGTCTGCCGGAACTGCTGTTCTAGCTGTGTTGCCCGCTGTTGGACGTTTTTAGCGTATTCAATCGCCGCCTGCTCACGACGCTCCGTCTCACGTAGTCGTGCAGTCAGCTTTTCAATGCGCTTGCGCACATTGTTGCTGTAATCGTCCAAATCCTTAGAATGCTGCTTCTGTTCTTGCTGCGGCTCATCGGGCATCTGAACTTCAGGAGCTTCCTCAAGGCCGGTTAACACCGCCTCAGAGCCGTCCTGATTCATTTCCACCGTGGCAGACTCTTCGTCCTCGCCAATGTTGAACTCTAGTTGTTCATTTGACATTTATTTCTCCTTTAGAGCATGTGGACGATGTCTTCGGGGTTGGCAATCGTCGCCAAAACCTCGTCATCGTTGATCAAACGTATCTCGCCACCCTCAATTGGGATGCGCGAACCCGCATAGCGACCGAAAACAATCCAATCCCCCGGCTTGCACCACGGGCCGTCTGGAAATTTGCCCTCGTCGCAGTACGCCAAAGGACCTACCTCAAGCACATAGGCACAGGTAGTCGCCAACTGCGTCTTTTTCTGCGTCTCCTCTGCAATCGCAATACCGCCCTTGGTCACTCGGGCTCCGCGATACGGCAAAAGAGAAATACGCCAGCCTGTCGGACGAGGGAGATGGTCCCGAACACTCTCGTTCAGCTTCACCTCATCCAACTGACCTTCATCATTAAAGACATCGTCAATAGTTGGAACCTTGTTCTTCTGCTCTTCCAACCACTTACGCTCTAAAGCAGTCAAATTCTCTTGCTTCTCTTCTACAGCTTCCATGCAGTTCTCCTTCGGGGTTAATCATCGTCACTAAACGACTTGAGGCGTTCCCGTAATGCATCCTCAAGCATGTTCAACCCTTCCAGACGGCCCATCAGGAAACGATACCGCTCCATGGTGGTCACCGAGCCGTTCAAGATCAACGCCTCAGTGTCAGACCTCAATGTTTTAAGGTCCTTCAGAACTGCTTCCGCAAATTCCAGCATGGTAAATCTCCATGAGAGCAGACGGTTCTAGCTACCGTCTGGAAAGCTTGAAAATCAATAAATCTTAACCGGGTTGTTCCCGTCTTTTTTCTTCACAATCATCGCAGGGCCCTGCACACCCTTCATCGCACCGCCCTTAGCCATCTTCTTCGACTTGCCCGCAGTAGATAACGCAATCGCCACCGCCTGCTTGACCGCCGCTTTCTTGCCCTTAGGCTTACTTGTACCTATCGAGCCGGTTTTCTTAAACTTGCCGACCATCTCACCGATATTGCCAGAGATCGTCTTCTGACTGGAACCTTTTTTAAGAGGCATTTCTCGCTCCCTGCTGTTGGTTAACCTGATTGAGACGCTCTCGCGCCACGTCCGCTCGTAACATCGCAATGTTTTCCTGCGACTCTACCCGCGCCATGTTAGCGCGCTGCACTTCCGCTGCCTTCTGCTGCTCTACTTGC